GGAAGGTAAAAAGAAAAACTGCGGTTGTGGGGAAGACCCGTGTATAACATATGGGAAAATTAAAGAAGAAGATAAAAAGCCAGCAGAAAAAATGCAGATTAGTAAAGCAGACGAAAAAGCTAATACGCCTGCATATCAACGTTGGAGAGCTGGTGACAAGAGATATGAATACAAAGATAAAACACAACCTAGAAAATCTAATGAAGAATCTTATGTAGATTATTTGCAATCAAAACTAGACGAAGCAAAAGGTCTATGTTCAGACTGCGGTAACCCAAGTTACACAACACTACCAGAAGAAAAGCAAAAGGGTGTTGACGGTAAAGTATGCTGGAAGGGCTACAAACGTATGGGTACTAAGAAAAAAGGCGGCAAGACTGTAGACAACTGCGTTAAGATGTAGTAATGCAGACCTTCGAATCATCCATAGATGATTGGATACAAAACTTTTTAAGCAAACCATCAAAAATTTTTAACAACCTACCTCCATGTCCTTATGCAAAGAAGGCTTGGTTAGATAAATCTGTTCTAACACATTGGCTTGATAATACATTTGAAATAAAACTTTGGATCAGTGCCGAAATAGAAAATTACACATATCACTGGCCTAAAGGTAAAGAAGTAGTTGTATTAGGTTTTAATCCAAGTCGTATTACTCCAGAAGAATTAAGTAAAATTATAGACGATACTAAATCTATGTTAGATGAACGTGGATTTGTTGCACTCGAGGATCACCCAGATGATCCTGAAGTTGTAGAAGGAATAAAATTGAACCACGGCACTTACGGATTAGTTCTTATACAAGAAAAAGAAAAGTTAAATACAGCAAGAGCTTGGTTAGAAAAGAAAAACTATTACAAGAATTGGGCGAAGGAATATAAGAAAGAGGTGCAGGATCGGTGAGCGACATATATGCTAGAATAAATTTATCTAAAACAAACTATAGGATGTCTAAATCAGCTGTACTGTTTGAAAATCCTCCAGTAGAAGAATTACAAGTAATATACGATCAATATTGTAAGTACAAACAATTTGAAAGTGTAATGCCTTTGTTTAATGAAGACTTATGTGCTCCAAGAAGTGACATAATTGGATATTACAGTAATAAAAAACTTGTTGCATTTAGTTTTTATCATAACTTCAATAAACATAATGTAGAAGCAATACAATTTGCTTGGAATTATAAAAATCCTAATTTATTTTTAGGTTTAAAGAGTCTACGCCACGAATGTGCATACTATAAAGCCAAAGGCGTTAAGTACATATACATTGGCTATGCAGATGAATACAAGAAACAAATCAACGGTTTTGAGATTTGTCCGCCAAGATAATTGGTAAAAATAACGCTTGACAAACACCCTAAAATAATGTATAATTTAACTTAAACTAAAGGAGAATCTTATGAGTGATAGAGTATACGGTGGCGACGAGAAGGCTAAACTAGAACGTTTGGTTAACGAAGGTGCTACAGTGTTACGTGAAATTGAAGATCTAAGCACAGGTCTTAAAGAAACTGTTAAAGCAATAGCAGAAGAATTGGATATCAAACCAGCTCTTATTAACAAGGCAATTAAAGTTGCACACAAAGGCGATTGGGAAAAGGTTGCTGATGAGTTTGACGACTTAGAAACACTTGTTGTTACAGTTGGAAAAGATAAACCGTAATGCAAAAGGTAAAAGACTTTTGGATTAATAGTTATAAGAGTGACAAGATTGCATTTGCATTTGAACTTGTCAGTTTCATCTTTACTGTAGGTGCTAGTTTGACTTTGGCACTAACTGCTAAAGATCCTAACATGTTAATAGTATATCCTGCATTTTTTGTAGGAAGTATAACACAATGCTATGCTTCAATGCGTAGAGGTGCGGCATGGGTTATGTTGTTAACAGGTTGGTTTGTATGTGTTAATGTATTTGGTTATGGAGTTGCCGCATCATGGTGGTAAAACCTTATCAACCATTAGCATGGTTTAGTACGGCATGTCTACTAGTTGCCGCTACAATGGCCGCTTTTAATATATACCCTTGGTATATCTACGCCTTTATTGGTAGTAATACATTGTGGGTATTAATAGGTCTTTTGTGGAAAGAAAGAAGTTTAGTAGTATTAAATTCAGGACTAACCGTAATTTATGTTGCGGGTTTACTGTTTTAATAAATAATAATAACGCCAATAGCAATAGCTAGGCATGTAGAAGGTTAAGTTGGCCACAAGCAACGTAGGAAAATATGAAGTTAAGTTGTAGTACACTATACATCTCGCACCCCACTGCTATTCGGCACGGTCCATTAGGGGTAAGCAAACAATCTAGACAATCTATTGTTGAATATTTTCTTAAATTAAAAGGTGAGAGTCAGCCTACTAATGAGTCTTGGAAGACTGAGCATGACATACATCTTGATCATGATATACTTAATCCTTTATTAGATCAAATACATTTATGGTATTGCCATAATGTTGTAGGTCCTCGAGGTCCTAAGTTTATAACTGATCAAGTATGGCCTGATACTAGTAACTTAGATATTGATGCAGAAGTATGGTTTCAAGAGAGCTTGCCTGGACAAGGTTGTCCACAACATGAGCATGGTACATTAAGTCGTTGTAGTTGGGTATATTACTTAGATGTTGGAGAAAGTAATAATCCGCTTACGTTTGTTGAAATGCAACAATCCAAAAATGAAATCTTTCCGGTTGACGAAGTCAACTTACCAGTATATAATGATATGGTAGTTATGTTTCCTAGTACCATACATCATAAAGTATATCCTGTAAACACAACAAGATATATTTTAGCAGGAAACATTAACGACATTACGTATAGGGAGAATTAATTGAGTTACGTAGACGCATTATTTGATAGAGATAGCGATATTGTCCGTGTTGTAGAACGCAAAGACGGCAAAAGAAAGTATACTGAGTATCCTATCAAATATACATTTTACTATGAAGATCCAAAAGGCAAACACAAAAGTATCTATGGTGATCCTATAAGCAGAATTGTATGTAAAAATACAAAAGAGTTTCGTAAAGAACTTGCAATAAACAAAGGTAAGAAGATGTTTGAAAGCGATATCAATCCTATCTTCCAATGCCTAAGTGAAAACTATCTTAATCAAGATGCTCCTAAACTAAACATTGCATTTTTTGATATTGAGACTGACTTTGATCCAGAGCGTGGCTTTGCTGATCCGGCAGATCCGTTTATGCCTATTACAAGTATTAGTGTATACTTGCAGTGGATGGAAACAATGATCTGTTTAGCAGTTCCTCCTAAGACTCTTACAATGTCCGAAGCAAAAGCAGAACTAGAAGGTATTGACAACGTAATGTTGTTTGAAAAAGAAAGTGAAATGATTGACACTTTCTTAACACTGATTGAAGATGCTGATATTTTGTCAGGTTGGAACAGTGAAGGTTATGATATTCCGTATACTGTAAACAGAACTAGCCGTGTATTAAGCAAAGATGATACAAGGCGTTTTTGTTTATGGGGACAACTTCCTAAGAAACGTGAATATGAGAAGTATGGTAAATCAGCTGTAACCTTTGACCTAATAGGTAGAGTACATCTAGATAGTTTAGAACTTTATCGTAAATACACATATGAAGAAAGACACACATATAGACTTGATGCCATTGGCGAAATCGAAGTTGGAGAGAACAAAGTTCCATATGAAGGCACTTTGGATCAACTGTACAACAATGACTTTAGAAAGTTCATTGAATACAACATACAAGATACCGCACTACTGGACAAGCTGGACAAAAAACTAAGATTTATTGATCTAAGTAATGAACTAGCTCATGCAAATACTGTTTTGCTACAGACCACTATGGGTGCTGTTGCAGTTACAGAGCAAGCGATTGTAAACGAAGCACATAGACGTGGTATGCAAGTACCTAATCGTCCACATCGTGACGAAGAAAACACACAAGCCGCAGGTGCATATGTTGCGTTTCCGAAAAAAGGCTTGCACAAATGGATTGGCTCTATGGACTTGAACAGTCTGTATCCAAGTGTTATTCGTGCATTGAATATGGATCCTGCAACTATTATAGGACAAATACGTCCTGAAATAAGTGAAAGCCGTGTTCAAGAAGATATGGGCCTTAAGAAGAAATCATTTGCAGGTAGCTGGGAAGGACGTTTTTCGACAGAAGAATATGAAGCAGTTATGGAAGA